CTTTAGAAAAAACTGGAGAGTTAAAAACTAGACTAAAAGACATTGGATTACCTAGAGCAGGAGAGAAAGCATTTAAAGTTTCAAAAGTTTCAAAAAAACAAATAGAGAATATACGGAAAATAACTAAAAATATAGCTCCACAACTAAACGCCAAGCTTCCAATAATATCTACCATGTACGATGTAGCAAAAACTATTCCTGGTGATGTAGGAAAAGCAAAATACTTATCAGCTGGTTTTAAAACTTTAGGTTTAGCCGTTGCCCCTTATGTTGCTTACACAACTTATCAAGATATTGCAGCAGGTAAAAATTTAGTTGAAGCGTTAGAAAGAAATTTAATTGGTACAGATATTATAGGTGGCACAAAAGATATTTTAGCTATGTCTCCAGAAGAAAGAGAGGCTAGAGCAAAAGTTAAACAAGAGCGAATAGCAGAATTAAATATAGATATGCCTACAGGTTTTGGTTTTATTGAAGCACCACCTGTGCAAACAGATATGTCTTTAGAGGAGGCAAAACAAAAATTTGAAGCTGGTAAACAAAGAGTTGCAAAAGAAAGAGCCGAAAAAGAGGCCGGTGTTGCAGCTGTGAGAAAACAAGCTTTTGATAGATTAAATCCGTTTGCTGATGGCGAAGCAACAGCTATGAAATTAGCTGGTGGTGGATTACTAAAACAAGCTGGTGATAGATCAGGAAAACCGCCAGAAGCAGGACCTACTCCACAGGGCTTGGATTTTTTATTAAAACGTGTTAGACAATCATAGGAGTTTAAATGGCAGATATAGATAAAGGACTTCCTAATACTCGTACCGAGGTCAAAGTTCCGGGCGAAGAGGTCGAGGTAAAGGAAGAAATCAAAGAACAACAACCTGTTGAAGTTACACCTGAAGAAGACGGTGGTGCAACGATTGACTTTGAACCAGGTGCGATTAACATACCTGGCACAGAAGCGCATTTTGATAACCTTGCAGATATTTTACCTGACGACGTTTTAGATCCTTTAGGATCTGAAATGAAAGCTAATTACACAGACTACAAAGCATCAAGAAAAGATTGGGAGAAATCTTATACTGATGGACTTGACCTATTAGGATTTAAATACGAAAATAGAACAGAGCCATTTCAAGGCGCTTCAGGTGCAACACACCCTGTTCTTGCAGAAGCTGTAACACAGTTTCAAGCTACAGCATACAAAGAATTATTACCAAGTGATGGACCAGTAAGAACACAGATACTTGGAAACCCAACGCCGCAAAAAGAACAACAAGCACAAAGAGTAAAAGATTTCATGAACTATCAGATCATGGATCAGATGAAAGAGTACGAGCCAGAGTTTGATTCCATGTTATTTCATTTACCACTAGCAGGATCTACATTTAAAAAAGTTTATTATGACTCTATGTTAGGTAGAGGTGTATCAAAATTTGTACCTGCAGATGATTTGATTGTGCCATACACAGCTAATAGTTTAGACGACGCAGAGTCTATCATTCACGTTATAAAAATTTCAGAAAACGATTTAAGAAAACAACAGGTGGCAGGTTTTTATTCTGACATTGAATTAAATTCACCTACAATGCCATCTAATGATGAAATTTCTAAAAAAGAAAAAGAATTAGAAGGCACAACTAAATCTGGAAAACAACAAACAATGTACACTCTGTTAGAGTGTCATGTTGATTTAGATTTAGAAGGCTTTGAAGACATTGGTCCAGATGGCGAGCCATCTGGTATCAAGCTACCTTACATCGTAACTGTTGAAGAAGGTAGCGGAACGGTTCTTTCGATAAGAAGGAACTATGCG